TGACCATCCTATTGAGCTAGGTAAGAAAAAACCGGGTACACATGCACAAGGCATAGCAGCGGACATAGCTGTGTCTTCAGGTTTACAAAGGTACACTATAGTAAAGAATGCTATTAAGTTAGGCTTTACTGGTATTGGTGTTGCTGGAGGTTTTGTGCATGTAGACATTAGAGCTACTGATACACCTGTAATGTGGACGTATAGTTAATGGCTAAGAAAAGCAAACAGCCTGAGTTTCTTGACAGGATAGAGAATCCAGAGAAGTATCCTGTCATACAGAACAAAGATGGGTCTATATCTACGCATGAAATGTCTGCTGAAGTAGACGAAAAAGGCAACTGGTTTGTGTTTCCTAACATTGTTATGCTAGAAACAGGTGAGTTGTATAGGTTCAAAGACCCAATGCAAGCTAAAGCGTACAACATGAAAACAGGTAACTTCCTGCCTATGGGTTCTAAAAAAGAAGCTATAGATTATGCCAAGGGCGGCTACAAGACACCTAAGTTTATTGAGTTTGGTGAAAACTACGGGAAAGTACGTTAGTGCTTACTAACAGAGAATATCTAAAGACCTTAGCACAACAAGAGGATCTAAACTGGGATGGAGATCCTGAGTTAGATGTTGAGTATGAGTGTGAGGAAGAGAAAGACTTGGATGAGCTAGTGGTCAAGTGGTTCTATGACTGATCTTAACATACAACTACTGGATTGGCAAAAGCAAGTCTGGTCAGATAACACCAGATTTAAGATTGTAGCTGCCGGTAGACGTACAGGTAAGTCCAGACTAGCTGCTTGGATGTTGATTGTTAATGCTCTACAGGCAGACAAAGGCCATGTGTTCTATGTAGCTCCAACACAGGGACAGGCCAGAGACATCATGTGGCAAACACTATTGGAGTTGGCGCACCCTGTTGTAACTAACGCACACATAAACAATCTACAGATTAAGTTAGTCAACGGCGCTACTATATCACTAAAGGGTGCTGACAGACCAGAGACTATGCGTGGTGTGTCACTAAAGTTCCTAGTGATGGACGAGTACGCTGACATGAAACCAGAAGTCTTTGAGCAGATCCTTAGACCTGCCTTGGCTGACCAGAAGGGTGCTGCATTGTTCATTGGTACACCTATGGGGCGTAATCACTTCTACGACATGTACAAGTACGCAGAGCTAGAGGATGATGAGTCCTATACTGCATGGCACTTTACAAGTTATGACAATGAGTTGTTAGACCCAGAGGAGATTGACCTAGCTAAGAAGTCTATGTCATCCTACGCATTCCGTCAAGAGTTCATGGCATCATTTGAAGCTAGAGGCTCAGAGATGTTTAAGGAGGAGTGGGTTAAGTTTGGTGAGACACCGGAGATAGGTGACTACTACATAAGCATTGACTTAGCTGGCTTTGAGGACGTAAGTAAGAAGAGAACTAAAAACTCTAAGCTGGATGAATCAGCTATTGCTGTTGTTAAAGTAAATGAGAATGGCTGGCACCTAGAGAACATCATATACGGTAGGTGGGACTTAGCGGAGACAGCTAGGAAGATCTTTGAGGCTGTTAGAGACTACAGACCTATCAGTGTAGGTATTGAGCGTGGTATCTCTAAGCAAGCTGTGATGTCACCCTTGATGGACTTGATGAAGCAGCGTGGTAGATTCTTTGTTGTAGAAGAACTAACACACGGCAACAGAAAGAAAACAGACAGAATTATGTGGGCGCTACAGGGTAGATTTGAGAATGGTCAGATTACTCTAGGGCAAGGTGAGTGGAATAGTAGATTCATGGATCAGTTATTCCAGTTCCCTGACCCGTTAACACATGATGACCTTGTGGATGCCTTTGCGTACACAGACCAACTGGCTAAGGTAGCCTACAATTATGACTTTGAGATTGATGATCTTGAGGTCTTAGACGCAGTAACAGGATATTAACATGCCCAAGAAAGGACTATACAGTAACATTCATGCCAAGCGTAAGCGTATTAAGGCCGGTAGTGGCGAGACAATGCGTAAAGCCGGTAGTAAAGGCGCTCCTACCGCTAAATCGTTCAAGCAAGCAGCCAAAACAGCCCGAAATAGAAAATTACGAAGGGGCCGGTAATGGATTATGGCGACAATGACGTTCTGTCGAGCGACGAACACCTAGAAAACTGGGTAATGGCTAAGTGTGACTCGTGGAGAGATCACTATGAGTCCAATTATGCAGAAAGATTTGAAGAATTCTACCGTTTATGGCGTGGAATCTGGGCAGCAGAGGACATGGAGCGCAAAAGTGAGCGTTCACGTATCATTTCACCCGCATTACAGCAGGCTGTAGAGTCCAGTGTAGCAGAGATTGAGGAAGCAACCTTTGGTCGTGGTAAGTATTTTGACATTACCGACGATATGGGTGACGCAGAGTCTCAGGACGTTGTGTATCTACGTAGTAAGCTGCATGAGGACTTTGAGAAGACTCAAATACGCAAGCAAGTAGGTGAATGTCTCATCAACAGTGCTGTATTTGGTACTGGTGTAGCTGAAGTAGTGCTAGAGGAAGTCAAAGAGATGGCTCCTGCTACACAGCCTATTATGGACGGACAGCTACAGGCAGTAGGTGTTAACGTCACAGACCGTACAGTAGTTAAGCTACGCCCTGTACTACCACAGAACTTCCTGATTGACCCAGTAGCTACATCTATTGCAGACGCTATAGGCGTTGCTGTGGATGAGTTTGTGCCACGACACAAGGTACAACAACTACAGGAAGAAGGTGTCTACAGAAGCGTGTACGTAGGTCAGGCAGCTAGTGATTATGACCTTGAGCCAGACCAAGACCTAACAAGCTACGACGAGGACAAAGTACGCCTAACGAAATACTATGGACTTGTGCCTCGTTACTTGCTAGAG